ATAGTAGAAGACGAAATAAGAAGGGAGCATTGGAAACAAAACTTAATAAGTGAAAGCGACGATGTAAGGGCGTATATAGAAGACAAGCATACATTCGGACATATACCTATGGAAAAGCGCGTTAAAACGCACGTAGTGAAGCGTGACGATGAAGTAATAGAAGCTATTAAAACACGAATAGAAGAATGTAACGAATATTATAACGAAATAATAGACTTAATATGAGAAAGCCAAGTAAAAAAACAGCTATTAACTGGATTAAAAATTTAGAAGAAGTTAAAAACGAAATAACTAAAAATAATTATAAGTATTTAACTAATTTATTAAAAGAAAAGAAAATGAGTCATATTTGGCACCCGTTTTTAAAAGAAAATAATATTATTTATTTAGACGGGGAATTTCTTAAATGGAATGAAAAAATTCCAATTACATATAAATTAATTGAAAAATTCAGAAAACACGTATATTATTATAATAATGTAAAGCACCCGCCTAAGAAAAGACAAATTAAACCTAAATTAAATTTTGATATGCCGAAAACGCCGTTATATTCGAAGCCAAAAACACGAACAAGAAAGTTAAAAATTGAACAGCAAGTAAACACCCCTACTCAACAAAATGAATTAGGTATTATTAGAAGATTTTTAAAATGGTTATGGTAAAACAAATGTTATGAACCCTGAAGTAAACCAAGAAATTCAAGACTTAAAAAAAGAACTAAAAGAAATAAAGCAATTAATAGAAGCTTTAACTGCGCTAACTGATGAAGGCGGTACGGTAAACGGAGATTCTTTAATAGTTAAAATGTTAAAAATAAAAATAAATAAAAATGAAAGATAGTATAGTAGAATCGGTTATAAAGCAATTTAAAGACCGTTCAAGCGTAGGAATAGAGAAATACGGAACTACGTTAGACCGTACCGATTTAAATCGCTTAGATTGGATAAATCATGCACAACAAGAAGCGATGGATTTAGTATTGTATTTAGAAAAATTAAAACAAATAAATAAATAAAAATGGAAAAAAGAGACAATTCAGGAGCGTTATTCACAAATGACAAAAAGACGAAAGAAACGCACCCCGATATGAACGGTAAAGTAACAATTTTAGGACGTGAATTTTATATCAGCGCATGGAAAAAACAAACAAACCAAGGCAAGGGATATTTAAGTTTATCAATTAAACCCGTAGACGAAGAAAACACGAAGCCACAAAGTAACGATTTATCGGACTTTCTAAACAGTTTTTAAGCCATGAAAGAAGAAAAGATAATAGCTAACATAAATAATGTAACACGAACGTTAATTTGGCGGTATATTCAAACTAAAGGAATAAGCCTAAATAAGTTTTGTTTAGATGCTAAATTACATCAGTCAAACATACACACGTTTTTAAAAGGTAAAACCGTTAGCACGGCTACAATAGAGAAAATAGGTAAATATTTAGACTCAAATAAGTAACCAATATAAATAAATATATGTTTAATTTAACACAAGCACCAATGGCGAACAATAGTACCCACGTGCAAAAAGAACAAGAAGTAAACAAAGTTTACAAAACAAGCGATTTATCAATTTTTAAACAAATTGACGGTAACAGAATTCCAAACCTTCAACACGTAAGACGATTAGCTGATTCAATTCGTGTTTATGGAATGAAATGCAATCCAATTTTAGTTAATGAAAAAATGGAAGTAATAGACGGACAACACCGTTTGATGGCTGCAAAAGAAGCTAACTCATTTGTTTATTATATTATTGTAAATGGATATGCATTAAAAGAAGTACACACGTTAAATCTTAATCAAAAGAATTGGGGTAAAAAAGATTTTATGTATGGATATGCTGATATGGGAATTGAATCTTATATAAAACTTAAAAAATTTATAGAAAAAAATGAAGATTTTGGCTTTAATGATTGTGTTTCGTTATGTACTAATATTTCAGGAATAGTTGCAGGTTTTAAAGATAAATATAAACTTGTAAACCCTTTGTTAAGTAAACAAGAAGTATTTGAAGAAGGAACTTGGACTGGTAAAGATTTTAATTTAGCGCAAGATTGGGCAAATAAAATTAGAATGATTAATCGATATTATTCAGGTTATAATAGAAGTTCATTTGTTGGTACAATGATTTTATTATTTCAAAATGAAAAATTTGATTTTAATGAATTTATGCATAAAGTAAGATTACAACCAACAGCTTTGGTAGACTGTGCAAATAGAGACCAATATAGAACTCTTATTGAGGATATTTATAACTACAAATCAAGAAATAAAATAAGTTTACGTTATCAATAAATAGGCTCGGCAAAGCAAATGAAGTGCGGAACGTAAAAAATTCCGCATTTTTTTTTATTCAGATAGTATTTATATTAATATTTAATATTATATTTGTCGAAATAATTAATATTTAAGCTATGAAAACACGAAATTGGACAATTGAAACTTTAGATTTTATTAAAGGAACTGGAATATTAGACCTTAATTTAGGTAAGGGCAAGATAATGGAGTTACAATTTGAGGTAGAATTTGAGCGTGATGGTGACGAAATAGAACAAGTTGATGTTAAATTAACGCCTTATACAGTTCATAATGAGGATGGAATACTAAAACACGGTATATTAAACAAGCGAAACACGAACTTAATTTGTGAAATGTTAGAAGAAATAATAATAAGTGACCCGTGTTTTTATGGTTTTGAAATGATGCAAGAAGATTTTGATTACTACCAAGAACTAAACTTTGAAGAAAGACGTTTGTCGAATATTTGAATAGGACAAAACACAACTAATTTTGTTATATATGTATGGAATTAGTAAGGCACTCACGAAACGTTCACGAATTAAAAACAGTAGGTAAACAAGCAAAAATTGCCGTATTATCGGATTTACATTGGGATAACCCGAAATGCAACCGAGAACTATTAAAACAACATTTAGATTACTGCTTAAAAGAGAATATCCCCGTAATAGTCAACGGGGACTTTTTTTGTTTGATGCAAGGCAAAGGAGACAAACGAGGAAACAAATCAGACATAAGACCAGAACACAATAACGCAAAGTATTTAGATAGTATAGTTGAAACTGCAGTCGAATGGTTTAGCCCCTATGCAAGTATATTAACTGTTTTAGGTTACGGAAATCACGAAACGGCTATAATAAAATACCAAGAAACAGACATACTACAAAGATTTGTAGACCTATTAAACTACAAAAACAATAGTAACGTAATGACTGGCGGTTACGGTGGTTGGATAATTGTTAGACAATCTTTAACTAAAAACGGTAGAACTGTTTTTTTTAAAATAAAATACTTTCACGGTTCGGGTGGTGGTGGTGTGGTAACAAAAGGAGCATTAAATTTAACCCGTGCTTTAGAGATGTATGAAGGGTTTGATGTATTTACGATGGGACATATTCACGAAAATTCTGCACGGCATGACGTAAGGGACACTTTAATTCATGCACCTCATCACGGATATATTTTAGAACAAAAAGAACTTCATTTAATGATAACGGGAACGTATAAAGAGGAATACGGGGACGGTTCTAAAGGTTGGCACATAGAACGAGGCGCTCCTATAAAGCCAATAGGTGGGCGTATTTTAGTTTTAAATATTGAAAGAAAACAAACGGAAGGCGAAGATAGATTAATAAAACATATTGATAGCATAAGATTTAACAAATGGGAAAAGTAACTTTTGAATTTGATTCTTTAGAAGAAGCTGAAGATATTAGAACGGCTTTAGACGGGTACAAGTATAAATTGGTATTGTGGGACTTTGACCAACATTTAAGAAATGAAATAAAATATAATGATAAATTACCTTCAGAAATAGCTGAAGCATACGAGGATTTACGGGAAAAATTAAGGGAGTTTTTAAACGATTATAACGTAAATATTGAATAGTTAACATAATATATAAAAATTTAATATAAATTTGTATTGTGAGATACGTTTTACTTTTACCTTTACTGATAACCCTATTTATTTTAGATAGGGTTTTCTTTGTTTTGGTGTTTTGGGAAGATAGTATTCGATTCAATCATTGGCTATATAAAGACGAACTAATTATAGAATCAATATTTCGTGTTACGGTAGGTGTTTTAACTGCGGTATTAATAGAATATTCAATAGCGATTTGGTAAACGAAAAGTTTTTAATAGAATTAAGCAAGCACCACAACGACTGGATTAAGATTGTAGGCACTTTTAACGAAGAATTTTACGCTGAAGATATAGTTCAAGAAATGTATTTGAAGATGGCTATAATAAATAACGTTGAAAGATTCTATTTAAACGGCAAGCTAAATAAAAACTTTATCTGGACGGTGTTACGAAACATGGCTTTTGATTACAAAAAGAGTAAAACACGAATAACAAAAGTAAGCATAACGGAAGCCTACCAAATAAAAGACGAATACCAACCCGAAATACTTGAAGCGAAGAAACGTTTAGAAATAAAAATAAATCAAGAGGTTAAACAATGGCATTGGTACGACCAACTATTATTTGACCTTTATAGAACTTCAGGAATGAGTACAAGACAAATAGAGGGTGTAACCGGTATAAGTTTTAAAAGCGTATGGAAAACAATTAATACTTGCAAAGAACGATTGAAAGAAAATGTAAGCGAAGATTACGAAGATTTTAAGAATCAGGATTACGAATTAATAAAATGAAGTTAGACGAAAAAATATTAGATAGGATGTTAAACGCTTCAAAGTTTACGACTAATCAAATAATTGAATTAGATTTTAAGTTTTGGATATCTAAAGATTTTACTGAATATCCTACTAAACACCATTTTATAGACGTAATTAAATTGCAAGTTTTAGAAGATGAAACAATACTTTTAGCAACTGAAGAACAAGTTTTAAAATATAAATTAAAATAAAAAATGGAGCATATTTTAGAAGTATTAAACAAAGAATTAAAAGAGCGTAAAGAAAGAGCAAGAGAATGGTACGATAATTATCAAAAATTATACGACGATTATCATAAATTAGCAGCCGAAAATAAAATGCTGCGGAAAGATTTAGAAGAATTAAGTAAAGAACATTTTAAAAAATAGATATGGCACGAAAAAGACGTACAAAAGCTGAAATATTAGCAGCACAAAGCGAAGGATTAGGAGACACGGTAGAAAAAGTTTTAGAAGTTACTGGAGTAGCAAAAGTTGCGAAATGGGTTTTAGGTGAAGATTGCGGATGCGACGAAAGAAAAGCGAAGTTAAATTCTTTGTTTCCGTATCGGAAGCCTGAATGTTTACTAAAAGACGAACACGAATATTTAACACAATGGTATTCAGAAAAGCGTTACTCAATGAAGCCTACCGAACAAAAG